TCGATCAATTTTTCTTTCATTTTCATCTCTTCTTTCTTCAGCTTCACGTTCACGCTTTCTATTTTGTCGATCAATTTTTCTTTCATTTTCATCTCTTCTTTCTTCAGCTTCACGTTCACGCTTTCTATTTTGTCGATCAATTTTTCTTTTTTGTTTTTCAAGCTCTTCTCTTCTTTTTTTAAGCTCTCGCATTCTTTTAATTCTTATTTTATAATTCCGTTCAACTTGTTTATTTCTTTTCAAACGATCTTTATTAATCTTCCATCGAATCATTCTTCTTATTGAATTTTTAATATTTCTAACACTCTTAGTTAATATTCCTTCAGTTACAATCATAATTTTCACCTCTTACAATCCCAATATATTTCCCATTATTTCAGTTTTTATCTTTGCCTTTGCTAATGCTTTAATTGGAAGAAATTTTACCAAATCAGCTCCAAACGTAATTGTATATTTAACAGAATCATTTCCAGAATAATCTAAAGTATTAGAACTTACATTTTGAAAAAATACATTCTTGTACCAAAACATATTAATCGGCAAACCTTGTTCATCTTCTGTTAAAACTACTAAATTATCTATTCTATTTTGTAATTGACTTCTATATGTCCCATCTTGTCTTATAATTTTTCTTTGAAGATAATTTATAAAATAAGCAATAGTTCCATGTTCATCTTCCTCAAATTCTATATCAATGTCAAATCCATTAAAATCTTCCATTACTGGATAACATTTAGCAATAGGACCGTATTTAACTACTTCTTTCGAAAAAGTATATTGAGGAATAGTTATATTTTTTACATGCCAATGATAAATTACAGGCATTGCTCCAGTTTCTGGATCAACCTTTGAAGTAATTAACTCATCATCCCAAAATGTAACAAAAAATTTATAATTTTTCTGAATTGTCTTGAATATTTCTAAGTTTGAATAAAAACCTAAAAGTTCAAGATTATTTACACCAATTGGCATCTAAAATTTTCCTCCTTTTATTTGTATTTATCAATAAAGAAGAAAAATTAATTCTTAATTAGTCTCCAATAATCATAATTAAAACTAACATCAAATCTAATCGCATCATTACTATTAAAATCTAAATTAAGTTCATTTATAGATAAAGGATAAACATTCTTCAATTCAATAAAATACTTTGTGGGTTGACCATTAAATTTTAACAATTTAATAATCATATTCTTTGTATATCTCTTTACCGAACTCAATGTTGCAAATAAATCTAAAGGATCAACACCTTGTATCTTTTCCAACCAATCATATATAGATTTCAAAATATCCTGATCTTCGTTTTCCTCTAAAGATAAATTTATCTGATTTGAAAAAGTTGTTCGACCAGGAATTGATTGTTTAAATCCATAAAACCAAGTATCTATAGGTTCAATACTTCTTGAAGGTAAAGAAATATTCTTTACTCTTAAATTTATATCTTCAATTCCTACTTGATTTGATCCACCAATCAAATCAACTTCCCACATGAATGAGCGCAGAATCTCTGATCGGTTATTTCTTCCTTCAATATGAAAATTAGGCATTTTATACCTTTACCAAATCCCAATAATCAAATTGAAAAACAACAGATCTGAAAATTGCTTCAGAACCTCTCATATCAAGTGGTGATTCACTAATAGATGTCGGCCAAGCATTTACACATTTAATCATATTATCTACTGCTTGTCCATTATATTTAAACATTTTTACATAAATGTTTGTGGTTTGTCCATTCCTTTTACTTTCAGCTAAAGCATGACCAGTATCCTCATCATTTTCATTTATGTTAAAAATTCTATTCTGCCACTCATATAATGTTTTTGTAATTGTTAAATCCTCACCTTCTTCAAATTCAACGTTTAATGTTGAGCCAAAAGTGACTCGACCTGGAAAATATTGTACCATTCCGGCAAAATAACTCTCAATAGGAGTATTTGATCTATCAGGGATGGCAGCAGTTTTTGCTCTTATGATTAAAGGTTCATCATTTGTTATTGTAGTTACAATATTAGAAATATCAGGAATCAATAATTCGAAATTATAATTTCTTAATATGTCCGAAGCTCCTTTCATTCTTCCTTCAATATGAAAATTAGGCATTTTATTTCTCCTCTTTATCCCAAACAAACTTTAATTGTCCAGAATCATAAATTCTAAATATATTTCTTTCTAACATAATTTGATGTTCTGATTTATTTTCATCAAACCCTTGCTTTACTAAAATGTTTTTTCTAAAATTAAAACGATTTTCTTTTCTATTATTTATAACATATGAATAATTTGGTTGTGTAATCTTATCTAATTTAAATCCAAGTTTATCATACAAAGTATTCCCATTATTCATTGTCCACGATCTATCAGCATAAGAAATAACTTTATTTACTTTATTAGTATTTATAAAATAAGAAAATAGTTTATTTGCCCCACCAACAACTGTTGTATTTAATTTATTACAAAAACGAAGTAATTCAAATTGATTGTCATTTGAATTTTTATAACCAAGATTTTTTCTTAATTTACCAAAAGTCATTAAAGATACTAATTCATCTTCATAATACAAACCTAAATTTATTTTTGATACACAAAATCCTTGAATGTGATTATCAATAAGAAATTGCTTAGTATCTTTAAAAGAAATTTCTTTAATTTGACAATTTCGGGCATAAATCTTATTCGATTTTCCTAATAAATTTAAGATTCTTGATTTTACTATATCTTGTTTAAAACACCAATCATCTTCATAAATATGAATCAAATGAATTCCTTGTTTTTCACATAAATCAGTTTTATGTCTATGATAATATAAAGGAACATATAATTCATTATGCCAATAAATACCATTAAATTCAAAAGCTAATTTTATATCAGGCAAATATATATCAAGCTCCATTTTTCCCAATATATTTGTATTATTACTTAAAATAATACCATTAAAATTATCTGAAATAAAATTTAAAATATTTTTTTCATCTTTTGAAAATTTTTCTCCAACATAAGGATAGCAATTTGGACATAATTTTCGATCTTTTTTATTCTTTAAATAAATCATTTGATTTGAAATATTAAATTCATTATTACAATTCAAACACAAAAAATCACAATCATGAAAATTATTAAAACTTATCAATTTTAATTTTTGTTCTTCTTCAATTTTTTTAAAATGAAAAATTTTAATGTCTCTTTTTTGTTCCCTTATTTTTTCTTTAAATTCTTCAGTTTTCGCATAATTATCAACACCATATTTTTGTATATTTTTTTCTTTCCTTTTATTAATATCTCCGTTATAATTTTCATCCCCATATTTTTCTAATTTAGTTTTTCTTATCGATTCACGTATAGTTTTTAATTGTAATGTATGTTCAAAACCATATTTTTCAAAACATGTTTTTTTTCTTTGTGGTATATTATTGAAATTAGCGTTTCCATATCTTTCTAATTTAGTTTGTTTATTTTTTTCAATATTATTGAAATTAGCGTTTCCATATCTTTCTAATTTAGTTTTTCTCATTAATTCCAAATTAATATAATTTTCATCTCCATATCTTTCTAATTTAGTTTGTTTAACTTTTTGTTTTATTTTTTCTTTTTCTTCTTCTGTTTTATTTTTTTTAGCATTTGAAATTTTTAAACCTTTCATCAAAATATTATTTTTTCTTTCTTCAGATAATTCATCAAAATGAATTTTTTCCCATTCATAAATACAAGTTCTTGAACAAAATTGTTTATATCCTTTTTCTAAAGAAATAAATTTAGTTTCTTTTTTACAAATAACACATTTTCCATCATCTTTTTTAAAAAAAATATCATAATATTCTTGTTTAGACATGTTATGAATATTTTTTAAATGAAGACCAAATTGATTTTTAAAAAATTCACAACCACATAATAAACATTTTTTCATTTCCATAAATATGTAACCTTTATTTACTTGATAAAATATAATAATTCTAATGTTAATATATAATTTACAAATATAATTGTCAAGTACAAATAAAAAACGTGACTGTAATAAATTACAGTCACGTTTCAAAAATTTAATTAACTATACTTTTATCTAATTCTCACTTCACTAAAATTTACTCCAGTTCTTGTAACAACAGTAGTAAAATATAAATATTCAACAGCTTTAGCAGGTTGAACATAAATATCAACATTTAACTCATTATTATCAATTACCTGAGAAGTATTATTCGTTTCATTACAAACTACTTCATAATTATACAACCCACCCTGACTTTTAATAACAGATAAAAATGAATCAACATTATTCCAAATTCTCAATCTTGTTCTTGCATTATTGTTTACATTTAACACATAAGACATTAAAGAACGTGAAATTGATTTTCTTATGTAAATCAATAATCTTCTTACGTTAATTCTATCTAATGCACTCGCTTTAAGACTTGCAGTTTTCTGACCCCAAATAACAAATCCAGCTCCATTAAAAAATCTTGTAGTATTAATATTTCTATCATACAATTGACCGATTTGATCTTCATTCCAAATTACATTTTTACCAACTACTGAAAGTATTCCTCTTTCTAATCCTGCAGGTGCATCAAACACATTTGCATTTGCTTCAGTTCTGGCAATAACAGCAGCAGCAAATATACACTCTGGTAAATAGATATATTTCGAATTATACTTATCATAAACCTTATCCCATCCAGCATAAAGAGCAACATAGGTAGGCTCAGTATAACCGTATTTTTCAGCATTTAAAACGGATTGAACCGTAATATCATTTATTGTTCCAGACTGTGTTACCATTAAACAATCTTTTCTATATCCAACTAAATTTTGACAAACTAATTGTTTAACTGAAGTAGTTGGATCAGGAACAATAACTACACCTATATTATATAATTCTTTATCTCTAAAGTATTCCCATGCGGTTGAATAAGAACCTAAACCTGTTTTTGCTACTTGAGCACCACCAGACAACCTAAGTAATTTTGAATCCTGAATTCCTAATATTTCCCCTGCACTTGTAATAGCATAAGGATTGTTTCCTAAAGAAAAATCAGAATAATTATTATTTACATCAACATAAATATATTTTGAAACTCCATTTACAACATCTTTAATGAATAATTGAGTATTATTTCCATCAGTCATAGATTCAAGAGTTCCATAAAATGTCTCAACTGGATTAATTGAAAGTGCACTCGTTCCATCTTTTGTTTGAGTGAACGATTCCCAAGTTTCAGAAGATTCCTTTTTGAAAACACTTAATTTAAATACTTTACTTGCTATTGACATTCCTGAACTTGGAATAGCACTCGTTTCATAACCAACTGGAATATCATCATAAGAGAAAAACCAATCAGAAGCAGAAGATAAAGTCTCTATTGAAACTGCCAAATTATTTCCCCAATCACCAGGAGAATTAGCCGCAATTACCATATTTGCGCCAGATAAAACAGCATTATCTATTGCATAAATAGAATCTAATGTATCTGGTAAAGGTCCCGCCGAAGCGCCAATTGTTTGAATTGTATATGAAGAACAATCACTTCCAATCCCAACTCTTGAGAAATAATCTTGAGAAGGATTTGCAGTTCTAACAACATATAACGAACCAGATTCATTCAAATATTCCAAAGCAGCATGCGCTGAATATCCATAAACTAACGAAGAACCCGAAACAACAGGTTGACCAAAATTCTCAATAAAATCTTTATCATTTGTTACTAATACAGGTCTATTTATCGGTCCTTTTGGAAAGCAACCAACAATTGCTCCAGTTGATGTTCCAAGAGGATTAGTTACTTCAGATAAATTTATTTCTCTATCAATAACATTAGGTGTACTATTTTTCTTTCCAGCCATTCTAAACTCCTATATATTAAACTATAAATATTTAATTATCTTTTCCTTATATTTATAAATTAATAAAATTCGTTTTCTTCATCAGTATCCATTGCATAATAATCTTGATCAGTGAAAACAACAGGTGCATCATTATCCCATTGATTATCAATCTTAAATTTATCATCAATATTCTTCACATCTAAACTCTTACCATCAAAAAATTCAGTCGTTATGAAAAATAAAGCCCAAAGTAAACTCGTAACACAGTCATCATGACTATATTCTGGAGCTTGGAAAACATTAGGTTTAACTTCTTCATATAAAGATAATTCGTATTGTGTTTGTTTATCTCTTATTCCTAACCAACCATTTTCAGCATATCTTTTTAAAAGTAAATTAGCAGCAAGTTTACTTTTCTTTGTTGATCTTATTCCTAAACCTTTCTTATCACAATTAATGATATAATCATATTCATATTCATTCCAAATCATGTTTGCAATTAGAGCACCAACTCCATTATTTTCTATCATCATATAAGCATTATTATAAAATTCAGAAATCGAAATACAAATTTGAGAAAATTTACTTACTTCAATTGTATTATGTCTAAACATAGCAACCTGATCAACATCATATTCAGAATTTATTTTCAATACTTGAACTACACCATAATCCATCCCAGTTCCTTCACAAGAATCAATTCCCAGAATATATAAAGCATCTGGAACTGGATGTTCATAAATTTGAAATACTCCATTCCATTTTGTGTCAATTGGATCTTGAGTTTCCATTCTTTCCAACACATCACTATCTATTAATGTATTTGAAGAACCTATAAATTTACAATTATGGCTTAATATATCATTCACATAATATCTATGAATATCTTTTACTTCTAATACATCAAAAACATCTTCTTTCTCTTTTAAAATTTCAATTTTGATAATTTTTTTGAATTCATTTCGTGATTCTAATACTTCACCTTCTATCAAATCACAGGCTTCAACTTTTATTCCATTAATCATAAATTCATGATGATAAGTTACTGAAATATTAGTTTTATCTTCAAATGTAAATTTAATTAAAAATTGATCACGAATCCTCGCTAATCCATCAAAATCCTTAAATCCCTGATCAGTCTCAATCTGTAAATTATCAAATTTTCTTATTTCAATCATAATTTATTCTTTAAGTGCGACACCAAAACTTACACCACATTTTGGGCATTTTTCTTTACAATCATATTATTGTCCTTCTGGCCATTTAAATGCTTCAGCTCTACATTGAAAAACTTCCCAAGCATGATATAACCTTTCCCAAAAAGTCATCATATACTTTTTAAAATTTTCTGGTCTTAATGGAACCCATCTTCCATTTATACAAGTCTGAGGTACGTCTAATCTTTCCCTTAATTGTTCTAATGTCCACATTCTAACTGATTTCATCTTAATTCCTTTCAACCATTTAATTTAATTTTCTCCAAACTTCCATCCTTTGATGAAAATTCTACTGAAAAAACATCTTGCTTCATTCCATTAAAATATCTTTTATCAAAATTTAATCTTTCTTTTATACCTTTCTTCAAATAAGCTATCGTACAATGAGGAATATATTCTGGGTAATTAGTTTGATAATCAATATTTTCCTTCAATAATGCATTTATATAATATAAATAACTCGAATGAACCTCAATCTTCATTACATCATATTCTTCTTGCTCAAAAAAAGAAATATCACCCAATTCTACTTCAAATGGAGTTAATTTATTAAGTAAAGATCTTACTTTATTTGAAGACGGACTTATTATTCCATATAATATTGTAGTATGAATATCATTTTCCCTTCCACAACCACCATCTTCATCATAATATAAATCATCTTCTTTTAACAGAATTGAACTAAATCTCAACACTTCTCCAGCTATCTCATTATCATACTTAAATTGAACAGAAGAAAATGAATAAGTCTGATTCAAATTTTCATAAATTTCTCTAAATCTCATTTTAAACCTTTCATCTAAATAAAATTTTACATTTACATTTTTATTTAGATTCAATTACTTTTTACTTTCTTATTTCCAATTTTTGAAATTGCATCAGATTTACAATTAGGACATTTCTTTTCATCTTCATTTCCAGAAAATGATCTATCACATGCATCACAAAACCATTTCTCAGCTTCATTTTAAGTCTTCATTAATTAAATTCACTTTAATTGATTTTATATAATCAAGTCCATCACCATCCCAATCAAAATTCTTTTTTGTAGAACTGTTCTCAGGATCAACTATAATACTAAATGAATGACCAACATTCCCAATATCCTTTATATAATTCAACAATTCTTCTAAATTATTTTCTCTATCTCTTACAATAATCTCAATCTTCTTAAATGAAGATGAAGAATTTTCTATTAAATATTCTCTTAAAGTTTTCATAGTGTTACTAAATCCTTACCTCTTTATTTCTTATTTATCAAAAATTTTATTCCCGAATTCCCATAATTC